GCAAGATCACAAGCACCATCTGACGTAACGGTTCAGAATGACATAATATCCACAGTTATAGACAGTGGGACAGTTATGTATTTCAATGGTACAATAACAGCACGAACTATAGAGGGATCTACTGAAGAGGCCTACACAAATCAAGACCTTATCGATCTCTTTAATTATCACGGGACAGTATAATGGCAAATAGTACAGCATCAGCATCGGGCGTAGGTACATCACTTCCATCTGGAAGCGTGATACCATTCGCTGGAGATAACATACCAGTTGGTTGGTTACTGTGTGACGGATCAATAGTTAGCAGGTCTGGTTATAGAGATCTATTTAATGCTATCGGTGAAGCATGGGGGAATGGAGATGGGTCAAGTACTTTCCATATTCCAGACATGCGAGGCATGACACTGAGGGGAGTTGATGACCCTGCTGGCTCTCTTGAAACGCCCCCCAATCGTGACCCTGACAAAGCCTCAAGAACTGCAATGAACGCTGGTGGGAACACTGGGGATAATGTTGGTTCTTATCAAAGCCACGCTATGGAACAACACGTTCACGAAGTTTATCAATCTGGTAACTTTGGTGGTGGTACAAATGCAAACTCAGAACATCATCTTAGTGGATCATGGAACACCAGACATCAAGGCGGAGCTGTTGGAGTAAGTACATCTACAGAAACAAGAATGAAAAACTGTTCAGTCAATTACATAGTGAAGGTATAATAATGCATACAGTATCTGTACTCGATAGAGTAGAAGACATTAAGGAATACAGGCCTATCATCGATCCAATAACTGGTGAAGAGAGTCAGGAGCCTGTGTATAAATCAACAGTATCCATGAACATTGAAAGGCAACTGATTATCCAAGCGAAGACAGCAGAGATACAAGCAAAGATTGATGTATATGTATCTGCCCAAGCATCTCAGGGTATTAGAGAAGCGGGGCCAGTGGCTGAGTTTGAGATCATGAAGATAGTAAACGAACACAACGGCGAGTTTGAAGTCGTCTTGGAGGAATAATGTCAATCATCGAAGGTACAGAAAATTTTACTAATGGTGGCTACCCTATCCCTGATGACAAAGAAACAGGGAGCTCTGTATTCGACAAGCTAGAGGAGTTCATGGAGAGGATGGCTAACCATCAGCATCTTGGTGCAGATTCAAAGCCTATCACATTAAATATCCAGAAGGCTGTTCAAGAGCTTGAGGCCAACGGTGTTGACTTCACTTGGACTCTAGTGTCTGTCGGCAAGTACAGAGCATTGGTTGATGTTGCTGCCGGATCTACGTTCGACGATAACGTAAGAACATATTACTATAGAGAAGGATCTGGAGAGCCGAAAGAGTTCTACCCTACAATAGAGAAGGTAAGTGATTCGCAGTTTTACCTATTCGCAAACGTAGCGATGATAGGTGCTAATCATGTGAACCTAAAAGTGGTGACGATCTAATGCCATTACAGTATCAGCAAATCTACATTAATAACTTTGATGGCGGTATCACTGAGAACTACATTAATGCTGATCTCACTCAATACAAAACAGCAGACAACTTTATCATAGAGGATAACGGACTAAGACTGAGAAGTGGTAATAGAGTTATCTTTAATGCAAGCACTACAGAAAGAATCATGGGATTGTATAATCTCAATGAGGAAACATTCTTCAGTAAGGGCGATTCATTCTATAGACTTCGAGATGGTAACTACTCAGAAACTAAAACATATGCCGAGCTTCAATCAGCTATATCAATTAACCCTGATGTGCGCGATGGAAAGGCGGCGACTTGGGAGCTAACTGAACTACTCAGCGGTGATAAGGTTTATGTTGATTTCATTGTAGATCATACTACTGTACAGGTAGATCCAGCTCAAGCTGTTGATCTTGATAACATCACATACATAGTCACTGGCTATGAGCGATTTAATAACGAAACTATAATCAATCCAGACCTTGGCTCTTTCTTTGACGTAGCTGACGAATCGTCTTACCCGTCATCGGCAGAGTGGCAAGATCAATTACATGTTACAAACTCAGGAACTATCAACCCGATTCAATACAACTACCCAATGAGGGTATGGAAGGAGTCAGAAGGGCCTGACGTATACAAAGCAACAAGGCTTGGATTGCCAGAGCTAGAGCCCTTGGCTCCGTTTACCCAGATGGCATTTCCACTACAGCAAGACCCTAGTCCAGTTCCAGCACATCAGTACTCCTATGCTTTTATATATGAGTACGAGTACTATGTTGAAGATATCAAGTTCAAGAACGTGTCGCCTGTTTACTTTGAAACACATGGAACATCTGTAATAATCGATGGCAATCCCTTAAATGCTGTTGAGATTGTTAATATACCAGTACTTAATGAGGCGAGGATAGATAACGCCAATGTTAGAATAGGTATATACAGAACTAAAGATGGTCTTACTACTTACTACAAGGTCGGTAGCGTAGCTAATGGATACAGTAACCCATCAGTCTTTATTGATAACGTTGCTGATGATGACATTTTAACTGGCGGTGTTGATGAGTTCGGTGCTCCAATAGATGATGCAGGTATCTTGCTCTACACAGAGGGCGGATTAACTGAACACTTCCCTGCGCCTAGGTGTAAATTCTTAATGATCGTTAATGATATTGCATACTATATGAATGTGATAGAAGAGACATCAGCAGGTCAAGAGGTTAGGCCATACAGGTTTGTGCAGTCTATCCCTAATGCACCATCAGCAGTTGATCAATCTGCCTTTGAAGATCTTGACGATGTGATCGTTGGTGGATCTCATATCAATGGGCTACCTATTATATTCACAAAGACATTCATATACAGGATTGAGGGATTCATCGCGGCAGATGGAACGGGTAATATTAGAAAGAGAATCATATCAGATACAGTTGGCTGTCTATCACACAACAGTATAGTCAGAACTAACGATGGAGTATTCTTCGCTGGTAACAACGGTATCTACATAACTGATGGCTACAAAACAAAGCGACTAACTGATGAGTTAGACAGTACATATGCAGAGCTAGTCTCTACAATTGAGAAGTCTGATCGGATAGTAGCTACATATGACGCAAGAAAGGAGCTCATATACTGGGCATTTAGTGACAGTAGCGATCAAGAGAACGACTCATGCTGGGTGATGAACATCAAGAAGGGTGGCTTTACCAAGATCGGTGGGATTCAAATGTTCTTCTCGTCACTGCTATTCTTTCAGAAGTTTGTACTCAGAGGCGATGAGAACGGATACATATACGAGTTCAACGATGACGACAGGTCAGACGTTAGGCGTGATATATTCATAAACTGGGCTACTGATTGGGAGAAGGAGCGTATTGATTATAAATACGAAACTGTTGCAATCGATGGTGGCAATCCACACATTAAGAAGTGGGGCTATGAGTGTACATTATCAATCACTGCCGATGTTCCGGCTGTACTTGGTGTCAAATCAAACAACGATGATGGTGAGATCATATCAGATATGAAGCCGATCATACTTAGATCTGGATGGATATGGCAGTCAGATGATTTCGTATGGAGAGATGATGACTTCCAGTGGAGACTATCAGGAACTCAATCTAACCAGCGCAGATTCCCAAGAGGGTCAGCTAGATTTAGACGTAAGCAGGTATCATTCGAGCCAACCAAAGTTAATCTATACAAGTCAGATACGTTTGGATTAGTGGACGTTACAATTAATCCATCGAACTCAGATCAGTTATTTGTTGACCTTCAAGGTAATGCAAAATGGCCTGAGAATATCACTCAAGATGTGTTAAGGTTTGATGAGGACGACTACTTTATTGGTGCTGTAGTTGATGAGACAATATTTGAGAGAGTATCAGACACAAGATTAAGGCTAGACTCTGGACAGGTCGCTCCGGGGAATGACAAGAGATGGACAATATACGGCTATAAGCGTAGTCAAGCTCTTGAAATAAGAGCATTGTCAGTTAGAATTGCTCCTCTTGAGAACACTGGTGGAGAATACAAATCATCAGAAGCCGGAGGTAATGCATGAATTATGATATAGATTATGATCAACCAAGGGTTGAAGAAAGCGAAATTACAAGAGATAATATCAAAGCAATATCAGATGCTATGGCTAAGATTCAGGAAATTATGGACGACTTAGACGAGCGTCTCAAAGCAGGTGGGCTATGAGTAGAACATTAGCAGACATTAGAGATCAAGTAGTTGATGACCTAGATCTTCAAGATGATGACTCAATCACCACGGCAGATCTAAACAGATGGATCAATGATGCTATCGAGTCAGCTGAGTCTCAGATTCATACGCTCTATGAAGATTATTTCCTGGCAAGATATGAGTATACATTAGTGCCAAACGGCAGAGAGCTTGATTATCCAGCGGATATATACGCAAGCAAAGTTAGAAAGCTACTATTCAAAGAGAGCTTGACCTCACCTAATACCGCGGCACATGAAGTCAAAAGAGAAAAGAACCTTATCGAAGCTGAAGGTCGAGACATATATGAGTACCAATCAGCAACGCCTACCCTTACATGGATAGGAACAAACGACGCATCTAGTGGCCGTAAGATACGCTTATATCCACAGCAAGCCAGAGCTGGTATCTTAGTCATGTTCTACATTAGGAACGCTAACAGGCTAGTTGATGACACTGACATCTGCGATATAGATGAGTTCGAAAGATACATCATTCAATTTACAAAGACTCAAGCATACTTCAAGCATGGTGATCCGCGTACTGAAGAGAGTAAAGGTTTAGAGGAACAGTTAAAGAATGACATGATAGATACACTATCTAACAGAACACCTGATAATAACGACGAGATAACAATGGACGTTAGTCACTACAACGATATGGTAGGGAGCGAATAATGGGTTTTTCACTTAAGAGAATGTTTGGGGGCAGACCTACTCAAGCGAACTTTAACTTCCCAATAGGCGAGGTTAGAAAGAAGATAGATGAGTTAAGCTCATTTGCAAAATCTCCAATTGAAGGGCCGTCACAGGCTGGACAATTAACTCTTGATGATATCAAAAGGCAACAGGGCGTTGCTCAAGGTGGACTAGCTGAGCAACAGCAAGCTGGATTATCAACTGCATTATCTAATCAAGCAATGTTTGGTGGTAGCAGTAGGGGTGGATCAGAGCGATTAGCAAGAGCATCTCAACAGCAAGGGATTCAAAGTCAGCAAGGATTGTTTGGAGAGTTCGGAGACATTAGATCTAGAGCACTAAGGTCAGATCTGGCAAACGAGCAATCAAGAAGAGACAGAGCAAGAGATCAGGCACTTGGTAGAGAGACAGGGATACTTGGACAAAGAATAGCAGGCGAACTAGCTAAGACACAGATGCAAGCACAAAGAGATGCAGAGAGATCTGGAAGAATGGGAAGAGCGTTTGGTGCTTTAGGTGGAATATTTGGTGGTCAACGAGGAGCTTCAGCAGGGAGTTTTCTTGGTGGCGGATTCGCATAACATAAGGAGTAAGATATGGCATTACCAGCAGGACTAGCAATGATGTCTTCGGGAGCAACTGGAGCAGGTGCAGGTACATCAACAGCACTTGGTGGCGCGGCAGCAAGAGGTGGCGTAGCCGGAGCAGGTGGTGGAGGCATGGGACTTGGAGACATTATGGGAATGTTCGGAAAGAAATCTAATCAAATTGATACCGGACTAGCTCAACTTGCCGACCTAAGCAAGAGAGCAGGTATACAAAGCCTAGTTGAGACAGAGGGATTGTTCAGAGCTTTTGGTAAACAAGGTGGCGGTATCAACGAAGCCATGAGAGGTTCAGTTGGTTTCGATCCAATCGGTGCTCAGGCTCAATCTGAAGCGGCAAGTACTCTTGACAAAAGAAACGAAGCTAGGGATGAGAGAATAAATGCACTGCTTGATAAGATTGGTGCATAGTAAGGGACATATATGGCTGAACGAAAGAGACTTTCTGAGAGACGCAAAAGAAAAATAGACCCCACCAGAGCTGGTAGACAATCTCTTGCAGAGAGCAAGACTGAAAAAGCTCTACTGATTGATGACCTACTTAAAGTATCAGCTGGCCCAGAGGTTGATACTGGAGAAGTGCTACCTGAAGATATAACAGAAGTACCCCTAACTCCACAAGAGAGACATGCTAGACTTAAGGCAAGAGCTCAAGCTGGCGGTCAAGAAGTTCAGGACTTTATGAAGAAGTTCATTAGACTTGGTGATCCTGAAGAACTTAGGAGAGCTGGTGTATTTAAACAGGATAAGGTTACACCACAGGAAACTGCTGGAATTGATCTTAATGAGATCGACGAGATTCCATTTGATTTTGGAACTGGCGAGATGCTCAGAAGAAATCTAGTTGGTCTTGATTTGGACAACCCAATCGGCCAAGCATTTGAAGAAGATATACTAGACCCATCGGAAGAGGGGCCTGATTCATTTCTAAGAAATCTAGTTGCCTCATTGTCTGACGATGGAAGCGTTGATGCTATAGAGAAAAACAGAAGTATGCTTGCTCTTATGCAGGAAGGCGACCCTAGTCTCAGTACCGCTGTAAAGAAATCAAAAGTGGCTGGATCAAAAACTGGTGTACCCAAGGTAAGAACTCCGTCATCTGACATTGGCTTCGATAAAGATACGGCAGAACTATTAACAGCAATGAGATCAAAAGACCTTAGTGCCGATGCACTACAGGCAGATATTGTAGCTGGAATAGGGGAAAGATTTAGAGGCGAAAGGCCGTCAATGACCATGTCTAAATCAGGAGCATTTGGTGGATCAACACCACAGGTTGCAAGAGCTCTACTTGCAGAAAAGCTTAGAGCTAGACGAGATGCGGAAAAACTTGCCTCTCAACAAGTAATGGCCAACCAAAGAGCAATGCTTGAGAATCGCAGACTTAAGGCTGTTGAGTTTTCAAACCTAGCAAGAGCACTTAACGATACAGAAAGACGTAAACTTAAAACATCTAAGAATAAAATCAGTGCAGTAAAAAGCATGATCAGTGGTATAGTTGCTAAGAATAAGCAGAATATCATATGGGACGAAACGGGAAGAGTCCCACTGATGGTTGATCCAAAAAAACAAGATGCTCACACAGAGAACATGAGTAGAATAGAACTACTTAATAAACTCATAGGTTCGTTCGCTGATATCACACCAGAGCTTGATGTAGTTGAAGACGTAATGAGCTCAGCAGAGGAGTAACAGTGGCTGAAGGTGTACCAGATAAGACTACTGCCGAACAGATACTAGACACTCTAGCCGTTCCGGGCTCAACATCAAGAGAGTTCATGATACAGGCCATGAAAGCCTATCGTGGCGACGACTTCAATGCTGATCAAATACTAGATAATCTTGCAAAGAGAGAGTTCACAACTCCTGATGAGTTCCTAACTGAGCTTGAGAAGACAACTGGAATAGATAAGACTTTTGCATCTACTGCTCTTGGAGCAGGGGCTGGTGCAGTTATTGGAGCTAGTGCAGGCCCTGTCGGTGCATTCATTGGAGCAGTAGCAGGTGGTACATTCGGTGGAACCACTGAGTTTGGTGCAGATTTAATGACTGATATAGCTACAGATCCTATAGGATTTCTGTTCAAGCCAGCATCGGTAATAGCTAAAAGCGAGAAGGCTTCACGACTTGCCAGAAAGAGTGTAGTGGCCCAAAACAAACTTGCAAAGGGCGTAAAGCTTGCTGTCGAGGAGGACAAACTTC